GGCTTGATTGTAGGGGTTTTGAGGGAGTTTTAGGATATAGGGGGGGGTATGGGTTGTTTTTTGGGAGAATGGATTTAGGTAGAAAATAGGGGGTGGTAAAATTTTTTTAATATTTTTTGAGAAAATAAGTGATGTTCTGACGTAAGTACATTACTTTTGTACCCGATGAAAGACAAAAAAGAAGGTAAGTACAGCACTAAGGTTGACTTTTGGGGTGATGTTATGGGTGAGCTGAAGATTGAGAAAGAGGAAGTTCCGGTAGATTTGGGCAAGATTATAAGGGTAGAAATGCCTGGTGAACCGGAATATGAGGAATTTAACCGTAAGGAGAGGGAGGCTGTGAATATTGGTGATTTTAAGAACTTGGCGGGGATTAGGGTGTCTGAGCTTGCGGGGTTGTTTGGTTATAAGAATGAGGCGAGTTTTATAAATAGCAGGAATTACGGTAGGATATTGCGGGGTTGTGATGGTTTATTGAGAATAATCAAGAAATAACATGAATATAGAATTTAAAGAAGGACAAAAAGTTTATTCCCTTGCTCATGGATGGGGTGAGGTGATTGAAATTAACAACAAAGATAAATTTCCCATTTCGGTAAGGTTTAATTTTAAGAATGAATTTTTTACGCAGGACGGAAAATTTTATCATGGTTGCCCAATAATCCTATTCCACAGCGAGCCGGAAATAATCGTCCCCAAATGGCAACCAAAAGAGGGTGAGTGGTGCTTGTTTTGGGATGGAGGCGAAAGTTGTTTATTGGGTAAATTCCTAAAAATAGATGGCCAGTTATTTATTTCTAAAAACGGGGGTTGTTTTGAAAACTGCGCCCCCTTTGTTGGCGAACTTCCTGAACACTTGAAAAAGATATGAAAATAGGCGACAAAGTAAAGCACGGCAATAAGACCGGCGAAGTTGTTGCCTTCAACTTGGATAAGACCTGTAAAAGTCCTGTTTTCAGACGGTACGCACCAATACTACACAGAGGACGGGCGCGAAAATACATTTAAAAAAGAGGTTGTTTTATTTGTAATTACCGAATAAAATACTATCTTTGCATTCAGTCACACTATCGAATGAATAATTCAACAAAAAAGAACTTACAAGGGGGCGTTCAAAACTTCATGTTTTGCGATGGTGTGACTGTCATTGTTGCCCCCTTGTTTTTTAACCCAGTCACAAATGAAAGAAACATTTTATTTTAGTCACGATTACAACGCGCGGACCGATGCGAAGATTAAAAACCTTATTCGCAAACATGGCTTTTTAGGGTATGGCATCTTTTGGGCCATAATTGAGGACCTTTACAACAATGCGAACGCATTGCAAACGGATTGCGAAGGCATTGCATTTGATTTGCATTCGGACCACGAATTAATAAGGTCCATAATATTTGACTTTGATTTGTTTGTGTTTGATGGGGATACTTTCGGGAGTTTATCGGTCCAAAGGAGATTAGAGGAAAGGGATAAAAAGTCAAACAAGGCAAGGGAATCAGCTTTTAAAAGGTGGTCCAAAGATGCGAACGCAATGCGAACGCATAGCGAAGGCAATGCTATAAAGGAAAGGAAAGGAAAGGATATAAAAGAAAGTAAAGATAAGAAAGCGGTTTTTACAAAACCTACACAAACCGAAGTTGAAAGTTATTTTACCGAAAATGGTTATACCAAAGAATCAGGACAAAAGGCATTCACATATTACGATATTGCAGACTGGAAAGACTCACAAGGAAAACAAGTTAGAAACTGGAAACAAAAAATGCAATCAGTTTGGTTTAAGCCTGAAAACAAAGCAGTTCAAAACGCATTTGATTGGAAATGAAAAAACCATTTGATATATTACCACCTGACAGACAAGGCAGAATACCGCCACACGCACGCGAACTTGAAGATGCTGTTTTAGGCGCAATGATGCTTGAAAGGGATAAAATTAACCTTGTTATCCACAAACTAACCATTAAGCACTTCTACGTACCTGAGAATCAATTTGTATTTGAGGCAATAGATTATTTGTACAAAAACAACAAAGCAGTTGACCTGCTTACCGTGAATAATTACTTAAAAGATTCAGGCAAACTCGAATTGACAGGCGGCGCTTATTACCTTGCCCAACTCACAAATAAGGTTTCCAGTGCTGTTAATATTGAATTTCACACAGCTATTTTAATTCAAAAGTACATATCAAGGGAACAAATCCGAATTGCCGGCGAAATGGCAGAATTGGCCTTTAATGATGAATTAGACCCATTTGAATCAGTTGCAAGGTTTAATACAGAACTTATCACACTTGTAAATAGTAGCCTAAGAAAGCAAATAAACCCATTCTCCCGCGTTTTTGATACCGTGTTAGATGAGATATATACCCCATCGCTAAAAGATGGCTTAAAATGCGGTTTTAATGAATTAGATGAATTGATAGGTGGATTTCAGCCCTCAGATTTAATTGTTTTGGCAGCAAGGCCAGGAATGGGTAAAACCGCTTTAATAGTAGCAATGATGCGACATTTAGGTATGGCAGGTATTCCAAGCGGGTTTTTCTCTCTCGAAATGAGCCAAGAACAAATCGTAAAACGCATGATTTCAGCCGAATCCGGTATTTATTCCACAAAGTTTAGAAGTGGACATTTTAACGAATTTGATTTGTCAGCCATTGAAAACATAGACCCATATTTTAAGAATTTGCCGATATTTATTGATGACTCAGCCGGAAGTAGTTTAACCGAAATTCAGGCCAAATCAAGGCAAATGCACCAATTAGGGGCGAAGGTTATTTTTGTGGACTACCTACAATTGATAAAATCCACGTCACGAAGCAGAGAACAGGAAGTTGCCGAGGTTTCACGCGGTCTAAAAAATATTGCAAAAGACTTAGGTATTCCGGTTGTTGCACTTGCTCAATTGAATAGAGGCGTAGAAGATAGGGCTGATAAACGGCCAATGCTTTCCGATTTAAGAGAATCGGGTGAAATTGAAAACAGCGCGGACGTGGTTACTTTCTTAGTCAGACCTGAATATTACAAAATAGAAAACTTCAACTTTCATGGCAACCATACAAGTGCCGATGGTATTGGAATTTTGGACGTACAAAAAAACAGACACGGGGCAACCGGAGATATGCTGATTAATTTTGATAAAAACCTGATTAAATTTTATGGATAAAACAGAATACGAAAGGGCAAAAAAAATGCTCAAATCCGCTATTGCAAAATATGAAGGCTTACCCGCTAACACGGCCGAAGAAAAAATGGCAAAACTTCACGCAATGGACGAGGTAATTGAATTGAACGAATACCTTTTAATTCTAATGAATGACCATTTTATAAAATGAGAGCAGAATATAAACAAAAATATTATGAATCAGGTAGAAGTAAACAGGAGAGTATCAAAGCTCGTTGACCAAAAAAGACAACTCAGGATCAAACACGAAAGCGACATGAACAGAATCTACAACCTTTCAGAGAAAATCGCAGAACTTCAAGCGGAAAACGCAGCATTGAAGGGAAAACTATCCATTTATGAATCTGCAACACCCATAAAGGACGTTGTTTTTGAAAACGAAGGGCAAAAAGTAACCAGGGCAATACAGCAAAAATATCCGAACTTTGGATTATGGTGCTTAAAAACCCGCAGCAGGAAAAGGGAAATTTGTGTTCCGCGACAAATATGGCAGTCAATCATGGTGCTAAAAAAGTTCTCATTAAAACAAGTCGGAGAATATTGCGGTGGCCGCGACCACAGTAGTATCATAAATTCCAAACAAGTTGTCCAAGACCTTTGTGATACCGACAAAAAGTTTTTGGCAAGCTATGAAACAATTTTAAAAGAGGCAAAATAATTTAGTTAATTTACAAAATTAATTAGGATATTTCAAAAGTCTTATTTTAATTTGCAAGCAGTTCTTTGAAACAAAGATATTTTCAGGATTCCCGAAAGGGTGGTATAAGGGGACGCGGAAGCGGCTAATGGAACGGAATAGGACGTGCCGAAATACTCCTACCTGAAAGATATTTGCCAATGGGTGTAATCCTCCTTTTCACTAACGGGTAAAAGTGAACCAAAGGCAATAAACATAGGTGGCATCCTGCGATAAATACTTTTTATAGGCATACTAATAAAGTCGTGCGCAAAGGCCTGCACGGAGTACGCGGATAAAAGCATTGTCCTATGTTTTCCCCTTCAACCTTAATCAGTTGTGGGGGAGCAAAAGCTGTGATGCTAAACACAACGCAAAGATGGGTATTGCATAGTGTCCGAATTGAAGCGGAAAATCGCACCTCTACCCAAGGTTCGTAGAATCGGTAAAAATCTTCAATCACAGCTTTCCCCTTGCCCCATACTTTAAAACGGTATGGGGTTGAGGCGGTGAAAAGAAGTATGGAAAACAAAGAAAAAAGCATTTTCAGTATCGGGTTTGGTGGATTGCTTACCCTGATATTTATAACCCTTAAATTGGTTGATAAAATAGATTGGTCATGGTGGTGGGTGCTTTCGCCATTATGGATTCCCGTTGCCTTGATTTTGTTTTTAGTTTTGATTGTCATTTTGTTTTCTGAAAGAGATTAACCCCCTAAACAATAAACCATGACATATAAAAAAGGAAAAACAATTTACATTAAATGCAATGTTGGTATAACGGAGGTAATATCTGGGTACAAATGCGTTATCGAAAGGGTAAATAAAAAAGAAGGGCAAGTTTCATCGTTAAGGGTTTCAATTTGCGAAGATTTTAATTTAAGAGAGGGTTTTACAAAGAGTGAAACGATGCCAAAAAGAACATTTCAAATCGCACCCAAAGCATATCAGTTTTTTGAAAACAGAAAGGAATTTGTCGATAATATATATTTAACTTTGTTTAATGCAATCAAGACATTACGGTCATATGAGGACGAAGTATTTAAATTTTCATAAACCATGAACTGGATAAAAAGACTTTTTTCAAAATGGGTATTTATACCACACCAATTATGTCCAAAATGTCACGGTCAGGGTATAGTAAGTAAACCGCCTTATGTCGCGGGTGATGCAACTCAATGGGCTGGGGATGGTAGAAATTTTGAATGCAGGGTTTGCAAGGGTAGTGGAGTAATTTTAATGAGTAAACAATAAACCATGATATTAATTATATTTTTACTTTTAATCCTTTGGCTTTTGCATAAATGTGCGGTTGCTATGGACTATCTTAAAGACAGAAATAAATACAAATAAACCATGACATTTGAACAAGCAAAACAGCAGATAGCGGGAAACACGTTTTTAAAAACAAAAACATGGGATTCTGTAATTGAAAACATTTCTGGCGCAGATTTAAAATATTGTATTGACCAAGCTGCCGAACTATGGCAGTCCGAAAACCTTGCCGAGATTGAAGCGAAAGACAAAAGGATTGCAGAATTGGAGGCAGTGTTGGTTAATATTTATTTTACAGCAAAGGGACTTTTAAAATGAAAACAGCAGTACAAACCTTTTTTGATGAATTAGTTAGCTTGGGATTTATTGAAAACCCCGATGATTTGTTAGTCCAAGATAGGCTCAAACAAGCCCTTAAAACAGAAAAACAGCAGATAATTGATGCTCACAAAATGGGGCAACATTACGAAGCAGATTGGAAAGATACGGTGGATTCACAACAATACTACAAACAAACCTATGGAAGCGAAGGATAAAGCAAAAGAGTTGGTTGAAAAATTCAAGCCGTATATGTACCCTTATGTTGGCAGTTCCTATTTAACAGGCGATGAATTTCCAGAGCAGATTTTAAGGTATGCCAAACAATGCGCCTTAATCGCAGTTGATGAGATATTGCAAACAAACTTGTTAGACCATCAAACACACGACTATTGGCATAAAGTAAAACCCGAAATTGAAAAACTATGAAAGTAGCAACATGGAAAGGATGTAAGGATTGCCCGTATAACCAATGGGATTCAAACAGTGGTTATAGCTGCGAAAATCCCAATATGGAGCCAATTTACTTTGATAGGGACGGTATCGAAATTCCCGAAACCCCTCACGAAAACTGCAAGCTGCCAGATTTGCCAAGTATGGAATTTGCCGTTAATACAGCAATGTTACAAAGCAATTATATGCACAAGCTGAAATCAGTTGAATTTGGTGCTAACTACGTTTTAAACAAAATAAAGCAATGAAATTTACAATAACATTTTTGGATTTTGCCGATAGAGAACTAAAGCAACAAATAATTGAGGGCGTGGATAATTTGCATTCTGCAATTGTAGAATTTGAAGAGGTTCAGCCGTTATTTTATGATTATTTGGTTTTAAAAGTAGAATTAACCCCTGAAAATGAAAAATAGAATTTACAGATTTTTGCGAAAAATAACCAAAACACCCGAATGGGCTGTACCTCCTAATTGGGTTTATAAAATAGGTATATTAATGTTTGGTAATCCGCAAAAAATAGGCGGGGTGCTTTATAATTGGGAATCTGATATGTTTGAATTTAACGGCATAAAAATAACCAGACAAGCGATTGTAAGCCTTACACAAATGAACGGGGTTTATAAGTTAGAAAGCGAAAACGGGGTTGTAACCATAACCAAAGTAAATGGAAGTTGAAATTTATGCCAATGAGAATAACAAAAAACAAATCGGGGAGTTTCAAGGTGCAAGTGAAGGATTATACCTACAGCGGTGGGACGTGGGTTAAATGTTTATATGCAGGAATACGATTTTTGATTCTGAAAAGAGGGTTTAAGATTAAACAAAATACTCCATTGTAATCCCACCAGTATCTCGTCCCCAGGGGTCAATAGTAATGAAACCTTGTGCGCGAATGAATTTTCGCATTAATTCGGCATAGCGAGCCGCGTCAATTCCGTGATTAAAGTTGTCTTGTGGCATTACGTTATTTTCCCCATCCCTATCCTTGCCGTATGAGTAATTGTTAAATTCTTTGCGTAGGTTGACACTTTTTTCCGTTACGCGGATTTCGTCATAAGAAAGCATCATTTCTAATCCTGAAACAACACTCCCTGGTTTCTTTGTCGCCTTCCTTACCGAGCATCCATGAGCAACCAATTCCGCAATGGTTTCCGGTCTTGCGTTGTCTGCGAAAACATAAGTACCCTTTTGGGTATTATCGCGGACAAGGTTTTTTAGCCCTTTTTTGAATATGCCATTTTCGGTTCTGTCATCCAACATGATAGATTTCCCGTAAAACAATTCGTCAATGTACAAGTATTTCTTTCCTTCTTCCTGAATTACTCCGGTTCTTACCATTGCCGCAGGGTCTTTCGAGAATCCAAAGTCTAATCCCTGATTAACATGGTATTTGTGCGGGTTTTCGTAGAAAATATCAGGCCATTGTTTTACTACCTTCACATTATTGAATACCAAACCATCAATTGTGCCAATTTCGCCAAGCCCGTAGATTTTATATTTCTCAGGATCAGTATGCTTCATTTTCTCGATTTGGGCAATTTGCTTTTCACCAAGAAATTTACGGTTGTTTCTCCAGGTGGTTTTATAAAGTATTGTTGTTGGGTCTATACCGTGTTTAGGTTCACCATTTTCGTCCAAAATTGGTGCATCATTAGCATCGAGTAGTATCGGCTTCCATACTTTTGTATGCGCCCAAAATTCAGCATTCGGGTTAAAGTCAATCCATACTTGCTTTGTGGTACGGAATGAAATCTCATGGTAAATATCGTAAGGTATGCCATTTGCTTCATTGAAAAACGAGTATTCCCGTTTACCATGTTTTGCCTGGTCGATGGTTTCAAAGGAACGGAAACTGATTCGTGACCCGTTAAAGAAAAAGTAAGTCTTATCAGTAGAGTGAAATTGCTTTATATATGCTTCAATCTGTGGGTCATTGATTAATATGGTTTGCATATCATTCATTGCGCCTTGTTTTAGCGAAGGAACGTCTTTGCCTATAATCAAAATTCGTGACCTCGGTTCTGTTATGGCTTTGATTATAGCGCATTGCATTAGACCGTATGTTTTGCCGGAACTTGTCCCGCCCTGGTGAATTACAACAAACTTATCCGAATTTAATGTTAGAGGGACTATTTGGTTTACCCCAAGACTAAAAAAGCTGTCAAGGTTCAATTTCGATTGATTGGTCATTTTCTAATACTGCTCCTGACTCTATTACGGTTAAATTAAGTTCCATTTTACCATCTGCATTGGGTGTTATCATGTGCTGATTGAGATTTACGGTTTTCTTTTCTGGATTCCAACTATCAAAGATAGATTTCATTTTAGCGATTAAAGCAGTTGCGTTTCCTTTTTCAAAGTTACCCTCTACAATGTCAATAAGCCTTTTTTCCCATGATTCTTTGTGGGCCACCTCGCCCATTTCTTTGACCATGTTCCATTCCGGTATATCCTGCTCCCATTTCCTGATTCTTGTTCGCGGGATAAAAAGCCCACCACCGAAACTTTGGTAGGTCTTTCCAATTGCAAGGTGAGAAAACAACTTTTTTAGATACTCCGGTCTGAAACCTTTGTAAACTGCCAATTCCGCTTGTCGTTGTGGTGAAGGTAGATATTCTGCCCTTGTGGAATCGGATGCAAGAAACTCAATCAAAGCATCACCCTCGGACGAATCCCAAAACTGTTCCTCTGTCATTATGGTGCCTGGTTCTACATCCGTTACCAGCACTTCTGTGTCAATGGCGATATGCGCGTTTTTCCTTCGCGGCTTTGCCATCATTTTGTCGAACTCCTCTTGCTTCATAGAATTGATATTCCGTTACCTCGGTTCCTTGTTTTGTTTTATACCTGCGCTTGAAGTAGTTGCCTTCAAGACCCAATTGCTTGATTAGTGAGTCTTTCATTTTCTGTTTCTAATTCTTTGATTCTATCCGCCCTGCGATAAAGTTCCTGCATTGCAGAGTCATATTCAGCCCATCCTTCTTCTTTTTCTGGGTTTTCTGAATACATGATTACTTTTGCTGCTTCCGCAACTCTAAGTACGATTTTGTCTGATATTGTCATTTGTGTTTTTCGATTATTTCAATCAAGTAAAATCTATCTGTCTTATGGGCTTTTTTTTGTGCAGCCAACATATCCAACATAGCAAGCCTTTCCGAACCTATCCTTTTTTCAAGTTCTATCCGGTAAGGAATAAGGTTGCCGTGTTTGTAGTAATTGCATTGTACGCATTGACCATGACAGTTATCTTCTAAGAACCTCATGTGGTTGTATTGGCCGGCAGAATAAAAGTGACCCGCCTGTTCTACTCTACCGGAACACGAAACACAACGCTTTCCTGCATCCCTTTTACGAACCCAAGCGTTAAATACAGTCTGCGCCTTAGTTTTGAGTTTCGGGGTTGTGTATTTTGAGTAGCGTTGAATTATTGACGAAGTTAGTTCCATAAACAGATACCTTTTTAGAATGTAAAACAAATTTTTCTACTCCCATCATTTGAACCGGACGGTAACACCTGGAACACAAAACTACTGCATTCGTGTGATTTAAAATTTTTCCGCTTAAAGGCAAAATGCCATAAGAAGCACCACCGCAACAGTAGCATTCTTGCGACATAAATACACGGACTTCTTCAATTGACAGGTCGTTCTGAATGCCCATTTTCATGCAATACATTCGTATAGAAACCCAATCCATATCTTTCTTATAAACGTATTTGCTGCGCTTTTGGCCTATATCCTTGCGCTTTTTTCTTTGGTTTCCTGCCATAACAGAATATTTTAGCAAAATTACATAAATGATTTGCAATTACAACGAATGTGGTTAAATTATTCCGTTGGCAAATCAGATAAACCCATCCACTTATCGCGGTGGCTTTTGGGGAGGCATATCTTCATTTCTATCGGGTTTCCCCTGGATAGGGAAAGGTAGCGATTTGACGTATGTAAACAACCAAATCCAAAACGACAAATATGGGTTTGATTTAGGCAATACCGAAAAACTTATCAATGCCGGCTACATAACAAACCCTCATGTTTTTTCTGTTATAAATAAAATCCTGATGGAGATTATCAACATTCCCTGGGGTGTTTATAATGTAGAAGATAGGGGTAAACTCAAAAGATTAAAGGCATTAAAAAATGGTGGCGACTTTGATTCTGTTTTAGCGATAGACAAGGCGACTTATACCTTATCTGAGGGTGACAGCGATTTGGACAAGTTGCTGAAAAAGCCAAACTCAAAGCAGACTTGGGAACAAATGATACAATCCATGACCGGAATGTATATTTTGACCGGAGATGCTATCGGGTACGGGGTAAAAAGCAATCTTAGGGTAAGGTCTGGGCTTTTGGAATTGATACCGCTTCCTTCGCAGTTTGTAGAGGTAATTCCTAAAAACATTTGGACAGGCGAAGTAAGTAAATATGTATTGTGGCTTTCACCGGACAAGGGGCAAGAATTTGACCCTACCGAAATTGTACATATCAAGAACTTCAATCCAAGCCTATCGAAAGTCAATGTTGACAATAAACAAATATTCAGTTTAGGCTTGCGCGGAATTAGTAATCTCGCTTCACTTGCAAGGGTAATTCAAGGTTCTAATGACGGGTTTATAGCCCAAATGCGACTGATACAAAATGGTGGCCCGATAGGGATTTTAAGCAATGCAAGTAACGAGCCTTTAATAATGGCAGATGCAGCGCAAAGCCAACAAGCAACCGACCAACAAATGTCGCAATACTCAGGGGCTTGGAACAAAGGCAAAATAAGAGTTACCACAGCGAATCTGAAATGGATTTCTATGGGTATGAACTCTGTTGACCTGCAACTTTTGGAATTGCAGAAAGCGACCTTGCAGAATGTTTGCAATGTACTGAATATGCCGCTTGAAATGATGTCGCTTGAGGGTTCTACCTTCAACAACAAAAAAGAGGCATTGAAGGAAATGTGGAACGGGGCTATTCTACCAAACCTGAATATTATCCGTGACCACATAAACGAATACCTTTCTAATTTTTATCCTACACTCAAAAACGGTACGCAATGGATTGACTACGACCACAGAGCCATTCCCGCTTTACAGCAGGATATTGAAAAAATGCACAAAATATGGAAGGAAAGAGTTGAAACCCACCTTGCTACGCCTGAAATGTACCAACAGGCAATGGGCATAGACAATGTGCAGCCGGATGGAAACCTAAGCAAATATTTTACCACAACAAACCTCAGAAGGGCAGACGAACCTTTGCCTGGAAGAACTGATGTAAATAACAATGGAAACAACAATGACCCCGGAGGAACTGGAAGCCCTGCGGCAAAAAAAGATTAAAGCCGTGAAGGAAGGCAGTATCATAGAAAAATGATTACACCTATTCCCGACTTCGCAAACAAAGCGGATTTGTTCGACTGGCTAAAGCTGAACGAAAAGAAACTTATTGCCGAAAAGGTAAAGTTCAAAAATACCGGCGATGTGGTTAAACACGCCCCTTCGTTTATTAGCGGCACAGAAGCCAACAAATCCGCTGATCCGAATTTGCCAAAAGATGAACTCCAGGTAAAGGCGATTATCAATACCACAAACCTTTTGGACAGCTATTTCGATGTGCATATCCCTGGGCTTTGGGACAAATCGCTTTCCGAGAATAAATATATGTACCACTTGCAGGAACACAAAACCTCTTTTGATAAAGTTATTGCAGAGGGTTCCGCAGTAAAGGCGTATGTACAAAATTTCACATGGAAAGAATTGGGTTTTGATTATACCGGAACCACCCAGGCGTTGGTTTTTGATTCTACGATTAAAGCAGTTGACAACCCAATGATGTTTTCCAAATACCAACAGGGGAAAGTAAGACAACATTCTGTGGGAATGCAGTATATCAAAGTTCAAATGGCGATTGACTCAAACCACAAGGACGATGAAAAATACAAACAGGCATGGGACAAATACTATCCTCAAATCGCAAACAAAGAAATGGCCGACAAGTACGGGTTCTTTTTTGCCGTTACTGAAGCCAAAGCAAACGAAGGCAGCGCAGTAATGTTTGGGGCTAATTATGCAACACCAACACTTGAAACAAAAGAACATGGAGCCGCTGAAAGCACTCCAAACAAGCCGGAGCAATCCACTTCAAAGTTCTTCCAAACCATAATCAATAATTTAAACAAAAAATGACACAAGAAGAAATCGTAGCAGCATCGGAAGTTGCTGAAAAGATTAACAAAACCAGTTCTCAGGTTGATTCCCTACAAAAAGAGGTTGAGTCCCTGAAAGAAAAAGGTAAAAACACCGCTTCTTTAGAAGAAGCCCTGAAAACAGCACAGGAATCGCTGAAAGCCCTTGAAGATTTTAAGGCAAAAGCCGAAGGCGACTTGGGCGACCTTGCTGCCAAAGTTGAAAAACAAGGTAAGAAGTTTGAAGGCGAAAGCACCGCAACCGCAATTGAAAAAGCACTCACAGAAGGTGCTGAATCTTTGAAGAACATGGTGAAAGACCCCAATTCAAAGAGTATGCTTTTTGCCGCTAAAGCCGCAGGAACAATGACCATCGGAAACAACTACACCGGTGGAACAATTGGCATTACCGATTGGATGGGCGGGTTTACTCCCGTTGCCCGTAGAAGCCCCTACATTCGCCAAATCATCAACGTGATGCAAACAACCGGACAGTATGTTGCCTGGGCTGAACAAACCGCAAGGGATGGTAGCGCAGCATCAACCGCAGAGGGCGCAGCAAAAACACAAAGCGACTTTGACATTGTTGAAGTTACCAAAAAGGTTGAAAAAATCACCTCTTACATGAAGGCATCAAAAGAAAGCCTTGCCGACATTGCTTTCCTTTCAAGCGAAATCAATACCGAACTTCGCAGTTTGTTGGAATTGAAACTTGACAGTTTGTTGTACAACGGAAACGGAACTACTCCAAACATTAAAGGTATTGTTACCTATGCAACCGCTTTCTCTGTTGCATCTACATCGCTTGCAAACGGCGTTGACCAGGCAAACAATTTTGACGCTATCCGCGCTGCTGTATGGCAAGTGGTAAACGGCAACTTTATGCCAAACTATGTTTTGGTGAACCCAATTGATGCCGCATTGATGGACATGACCAAACTGACCGATGGACAGTATGTTATACCTCCTTTTGCAACAGCAACAGGCCAAACCATTGCTGGCTTACAGGTTATCGAAAACACAGGCGTTACCGCTGGTGACTTTTTGGTGGGTGACTTTTCCAAATCCAACCTGGTTATGCGCGAAGAAATCAATTTCTCTATCGGATATGAGAATGATGACTTCACCAAAAACCTTGTTACGATTTTGGCAGAATTGCGTGGTACACACTACGTAAAAACCAACCATGCCGGTGCTTTCGTAAAAGGAACTTTCTCAACCGTTAAAGCCGCACTTGAAACTGCTTAATCATGGAAAAGGTTGAAGTTAAATTCTTAGTTGAAGAAGCGGGTTTTGAAGTAGGCCAAAAAGTGATGGTGCGAGAAAAACTTGCAAAAGAACTTGTACTACACGGGAAAGCCGAAATCACAACCAAAAAAACAGAGGCCAAAAAAACCGACAAGAAATGAAAAAGTATTTCATATTAGCAGCGGTTATGTTGTTCGCAGTAGCAGCAACCGCACAAACGTACACTTTGCTTTCTCCTTACGGAAATGCAACAGATTCAGTTTCTAATTCAGCAACGAATTATTTATACAAACAAATACCAGGCCCGGCAGAGGTTATTACAATTCAATTGACAATAACAAAACTGTCTGGAACAGGCGCAGGAACGGCAACCCTTTGGGCAAGCCTCGATGGGGTTACTTATGTTAGACTAAGAGAAACGGGGTATCACAGCACTACTACTTCTACCAATTCTGACAGCCTGGCGATTAAAAACGTGACCACTCAAAGCATTGCATGGTCTGTTAAACCATCCACGTATTTGTATTACAAGGTAAGCGTTACCGGATCAGGAACCGAGCTTTTAACTTTAGCAGCAACCGCAATACAGAGAAAACCAAAATGAGCATTCTCGCAGCAAGTGACTTCACGGGGCAGTTTGGCATTGCACAAAACAATGTTACTGATTTTTCATGGTACTTTGAAAGGTACGAAAGAGAATACCTTGTGAAGTTGCTTGGTGCAGATTTGTATGGTCTTTTTTATGCCGACCTCGGTGGCAATCCCGAAACACCTACGGAAGATAAATATGTGACAATTTTTGAGCCTTTGACTTTTGACGAAGGGAAACCTTATGTTTCGCATGGAATAAAATTCATACTGAAATGTTTTGTTTTCTATCATTTTATCAAAGACAACAATTTGTATCACTCAATCGCGGGACTCGTTAGTAATAACGTAGAAAATGCGGTAGCACAAATTGAAACAAAAGGCGCACAATATATCACCACAAGGTATCAGGAAGCACTTGAATCTTTTGAGGCAATTCAGGTTTACATTCAAAACAACATGTCGGATTACCCTGATTTTAATGGGGTAGAAATACAACGGAGTCCTGTTTTTTGGTAATGAGGCACTTTGCGGACATATTGGGAGAGGTAATTGAAAACATGGATTTATCAATCTGTGTTGAAACGGTTACGGACTTAGGTGACGACCTTTGGAAGTTATCTATTTGTGACTGCTCGACCACTTTACACGCAATGCCATCGACAACAAACCGAAATCTTTATGCAAGCAATTCCGGTACGGATTACAAAATAACAGCGATAGACCATGATGTAAGCATAACCGTTGAAAGTGAAACAGAACCCGCAACCGGAAATTACACCCTTGCCCGACCTGCGTATATGCACGGAACCCCTATGGAGATAAGTGCAGAAATCGCAAAAAAGCAAACGGACATTTCCCGCTATCCCTTAATTTGGTTGTTGGAAATAATTAATACCGATGTATCGGGGAGTTATGACCCTTTAAGCAGTATTGAAATGCAGCCCGATTCGAGAATTTTCGTTTTGGACTATGCAGACTATTCGGCTTTAACAGAGGATTTGTACGATGCACCGGTAAGACCAATGGCAAACCTTGCAGACAGAATAACCAAAGAGTTTGTAAGGCAAGGAGTTTCCGATAATCCTATTCGGGTAAACCAAATTCCTTATGCCAAATTCGGCTCAAATTACACAAATGCCAATACTGCTGATAGAAGTTCCGCGTTATTAAGCTGGCTCGTTGACCACACAGGGGGAGTAGAATTAAGACTAACAATTCCAATTTACAAACAAATTAATTAAATAAGAAAATGACACAAGTATGTTCATGCAATGTAGGACTCGGAAACTCAAAAGTTCCTGGTTGCGACAATATTGCATCCGTAGCACATGGTTTGCTGTTTGTGCCGCTGTTTGACGACACCGGAACCCGCAACCAAATCGACTTAACCGACACCCTCGACCAAGCCTATTGGGACGCTTGGACATCAAACACCGACCAATCACAGAGATTGCGTCCGTTTGTTTCCAAGAAGTTTCAGAATGTGGACTTGGCAAGAGGCGAATCTATGTATGAAACTTACGATTCCGGCGACATGGAGTTTATCCAGTCTGGCGAAAAGAAGTTTACCGCAGTATTACCAAATACCTCTCCCGCTGTAATCAAGTTCTTTGATTCTGCACGTTGCAGCAAAGTTGGAGTTTACGTAGTGGACATTAACGGCAACCTGATTGGCAACGCAAGTGCCACAGGATTTTTGCGCCCGTTTTATATCCATGACAAATCAATTGATGCCCGTGAGGTTCCTGCAAAAGACAAAACCGCACAAAAGATTGAACTGAAATTCAACTTTGCCAAGACCGAAGAAGATGGCGATATTGGGATGATTTTGGCAAGCGAATTGGCAAGTGTAAGCCTGTTGGAATTGGAAGGTTTGTATGACACTTATGGTGTTTTTTCAAGCATTACCACCACAGGTTTTGTTGTTGATCTGCGTACTCATTATGGAACTGTTTTGAATCCAAACCGCGTAAGCGGATTGGTGAAAGCAGACTTCACATTAAAGAATCGCGGAACTGGTGCAACAATCACCATTACGACCACAACTGAAAATTCCGTAACGCCTGGTCTTTACACTTTTGTTATCCCTTCACAGACTTCCGGCCACAAGTTGAAATTAACTTTCAGCTATGCCGGTTATGATTCTGCCGAATTGGGTGAGCAAATAATTCTGATACCATAATGGATTTAAGGATTGGGAATTTCAGTTGCGATGTTGAGGCTTGTTTGAAAATGGGTAAAACCAAATTCATTGCAGCGCATCCGCACGATGATGATGTAGAAATGGTATGGCAGGAAATTGAAAAATTTGTACCTTTGAAGGAATCAAAACCAAAAAAAGGAAATGACGAAACCAAAGGAGAAGCCGAAACCAATTAATCCAGAAGCAGAATATCCCGATTAACTTAAAGGGGCGGGTTTAATAGCCCGCCCCTTTTTATTATGGAAGCATTGTTTAATCTGTTGAATAACTTTAAGAAATTGGACGAGGACGTTCAGTTCAAGAAGTTTTTTGACATAACCGAACATAAGGCATTTGTGATTTCGCGAAATACCTGGGGGCAGCTTTTTGAAATGGGTGTAGATGCTTTTTCGCGACCATTACCTACTTACCGGCCTTCGACTGTTAAAAGGAGAGGCGGAGTAAAAGGGGACGGAACACCGTTCAGGGTAGGGGAACATTACACATTGAGGGATTACGGGAATTTCTACCAAAGTTTTCAGGTAAAGGCGTATAAAGGATTTTTGGAGATTGACGCTGATACATTGAAAATGCACGATGGTAAGACTTTTTTTAATCCCGATGATGTAGTAGGTTTGACTGATGATAGCAAAGAAAAACTGGTAGATTATATGTTAGAAACGAATTTTATACCCAATGATATACTTGAAACCGTATTACAATTCGATTGAAGAACTGCCGATGTTTAATTGGCTGAAACTCAATGGCGGTGAGTATAAATACCTATTGAAACCATTTTGGCTATCAATGGTAGAAAGCATGAAAGAAACGCCAAAGCGGAAAGCGCGATGGTTTTCCTTGTATGACCAATACATTAACGAGATTGGGCTTACAGAGGACTATAAAGAATTATTGCGAGCCATGAAAAAACACGGTTTAGCTTGTGTGCGATACATTCAGAATCCAACAAGTTTGAACAAAACAAAAATGGCCGCTGCGGAATCCGAGATACAGGATTTAAGCAAAGGCGAAAAAGGCAAGTTTGAGGAATTTGTGGCAATGGTTGAAAAGTACATGGGTATTCCGGTGGACTTGAAAAAGATAAGCGTAAAGAGGTTTTATGCTTATGTAGAAATAATGAAAAAAGAAAATGGCAAAAAAGATATTTAGCAGTGATATATTTGGCGAAGAAAATCTATTTGATAAACAGTACAAAGGTGCTTTACAGTTAGAGAAAGCCCTTGACGGGGTTATATCGAATATACGAACAATGGCATCGGTTACAGGGGCAACACTCAAAGATGCTAATGTAAATAATGCAGGCGGGGTAGAAAAACTTGGAAGGTCTTATAACGAGGCTACTATGGAAGCGAAATTGCTTAAACAAGCCGAGGAAGATTTAATCAAAACACGGGCGAAGATAAACATTTCAAATCAGGAAGTTATCACAGAACTTACGCAGGTAAGGAAAGAATATCAACTTTTGATGGCTGAAAAAAGGGCAAAAGCAAGGGTTGATAACGATGAAATTGGCGCATATCAAAAATTGACAAATGCGATGCAGTTGGCCGCAAGGCAAATGAAAAACCTTTTTGTCGAGGGCAAGCAGAATGAAGAACAGTTTAAAAGACTATCGGCTGAATATTCTAAACTTTACGAACAAGCACTTGCCGCAGACAAATCAGTAGGCCAATATCAAAGAAACGTTGGTAACTACAACATGGAAAATCAGCGACACGCCTATTCTTTATTTCAAGTTACACAGGTACTTAGAGAAATGCCAAACTTTGCCCAAAGTGCAACTATCGGAATACGGTCTTTGGGAAACAATATTCCAATGCTTACCGCTGAACTTACGAGAATGGCAAAATCTGTTGACGAAAACACAGGTAAGGTCTTTGGTTGGAAAAACACCATGAAAGCCGTT